TACTTTTTGGAGTCACCGCACCGGCTGCCAGCCTAACCAAGACAATCGGACGGACGGCATTTGACACGCAGGAATGGGCCTTTCAGAGCATTTCACTGTAAGTAAGTACGTAAATACTGAGCGGTTGCTACACTGACGGCATTCAAGATTTTGAGGTGCCGTCATGAGCCGCGTACCCGTTCCTTATAACCGGCAGCACATCTTTGGCCCGGACTCATCCAACGATCCGGGGCACCCGGTTCAGGGCTACAACCTTGACGCCGAATACAACGCGGTGGAGATCGCGCTGGATGAAACCCAAGCGCGACTCGCGGAAATCCAGCGCGATGACGGCCAGCTGGCCAACGATTCGGTGGGCTCTGACCAGCTGCGCGACGATGCCTATACCGAGCTGGAAGATGCAGCGGCGGACGCGGCGCAGGAAGTGATCGACGCCGGGATTATCCAGATCAGCGGGATTGCCGATCAGGCGCAAGTTGCCGCCTCGCACGCCGAAGCGTCCGCCGCTGCCGCCGCCGCGTGCCGGGATGAAAGTTGTGCCTGTGCCGCCGCCTCTGAGGATTCGGCGGAAGATTCGGCGGACAGTGCGCAAGACGCCCTGGAGCAAGCGGCGGACGCTGCCAATTCGGCGTCATTGGCTCAGTTCTATTACGACATGCTGGATGACGCGGTTGCCGCCATCGCACCGCAAACCATTGTGTTTGTCACGGCTGCCAGTACCGCCACCTATCCGCTGCCAGTTCCTATCAGTGATGAGGAATTTGTGGACGTGCATGTGGACGGGCTGCTGCTGGAGCCCGGTCTGTATATAGCCACGGGCTCAACCATCAACTTCGCCCCGCCCATCGCCATTGGCAAAACCGTCGTTATCAAAATCGCCGGTACGTCGCAGATCATGCCCATTGTCGTGGACGACTGGGGGTTCATCACGGACAGCATTCTTAGCTCAGAAGACTGGGGTTCAGTCGCGTAACGGGAGATTGTTATGGCAGGTAAACAAGTCCAACGTCGGCGCGGCACGACAGCGCAACATGCGACGTTTATCGGTGCAGCCGGTGAGGTCACAGTCGATACAAACCGGCACGTCGGGGTGGTGCATGACGGGGCCACGCCCGGCGGTTTTCCCATGGCGTCCTTGCGCGATGTCGCGTCCACCAACGCCGTTCTCGCGGACGTGTCGAACACGGCGAACACCGCGCTGAGCACCGCGAACACCGCCAAGACCACGGCGGACAACGCCTTGGCTGCGACGGTCAATATCCAGTACAAGGCCGACTTGCGCACGGACAACAGCTACGCGAACGCCACGCGTTACCGGGGCAACTTCTCGTCTGGCGCGGGGTCTTTGGCGCAGCGTCACATTTTCATGACCAGCATCGCCAACGGAGCCACGCATTTCACCATTATCCCCAGTGGCTCAGTGACCCAATCCGCCTATGAGTGCTATGCCTCGCCCAACATGGAGAACACCTACCTTGGGCGGTTCATGTGCAACGCGGACGGTGGCTACCTTCAAGTAGACAAGACGGGCTCAGCGGGCTATCAGCCGCTGTACATCCAGACCGGCGGGAAAACCCGGCTCTCTATCGACGGCGCGGGTAACACCTATTTCAGCAACGGCGTGTCCGGTTCGTTCGGGCAGATAAAACTGTGCGGCGAGAACCTGGCAATCAACCGCTCGATTCGCATGGACGCGAGCAGCAACATGGAGTTTGTCAACGCGGCGTATAGCGGCGTGACGCATACCTTTGGCGATAACGGCGACGCGCTAATTACCGGCAAGCTGCAAGTGAACAATGGCGCCACCCTGTCGGGCAACGTCAACGTTGGTCCGCTGGGCGTGTCCGGCAACCTGAATGTCAGCGGCGGCATTGGTGCGGCCTATGTGGCCACGACTTCGGCCATTTCAACGTCTTCGTATTTCAGCAGCACCAACGGCACCGCTGGCGGCGAAACGCGGGTGTACCGCATCCGCGATGCCAACCAAGCCTCGGCCTGTATGTCGGAAACCGAAACCGGCGTTGTCCTCAATGTTTCCTATCTGATCGCGACCGGGACACGCACCATCGCCCCGAACGCGGATGGTGCCGTGTACTCGGGCTGGTCCTTGGCTCGATGGGCAGCGGTGTACGCCGTGACCGGCGCCATTAACACGTCTGACCAGCGCGATAAAACGGAGCTGCGCGTCTTCAACGCCGCCGAAATGGCCGTCGCAAAATCGCTGGCCAATGACATCGGCATGTACCAGTGGCTGTCCGCCCTCGAAACCAAAGGCGAAGACGCCCGGCTGCATACAGGGGTTATTGCCCAGCAAGTGCTCGCGCGCTTTACAGAGCAAGGTCTGGATGCGCACCGCTACGGGCTGTTTTGCTTTGACGAGTGGGACGCGGCGGAAGCGGTGGTGCTGGAGGACGGCACGGTTCACAGCGAAGCGCGCGAAGCGGGCAACCGCTACGGCCTGCGCTATGACGAGTTGAACCAGTTCATCCTGCGCGGCATGGCGGAAAACCAAAGCCTGCTGGAAGCCCGCATTGCTGCACTGGAGGCCGCATGAAAGACAGCCTCGCGGACGCCGCCATTCGCGCAATCGTCAAGCGCGGACGCTTTGAAGCGGTATCGAACATTGTCGTGGAAACCTGCATGGGCAATCGCTTCCAGGGCGACGAAGTGAGCCAGAGCCGAATGGCCCGGACCCTGCTCGCCTACGACAATGATCGCCCGGACGGCATGGTGGATTGGATCTTGGCGGACAACACGGTGGCCTGCATCACGCTGGCCGAATTGGAGGAAGCGCTGCGGCTGTCCGTGGACGCTCAAAATGAAATCTGGACCCGAGGGCACCAACATGGCGATTGAACAGGAATCCATTGTACTGACCACCACCACCATCGAAGAACTGGCGCCCGGTGGCGTGCTGTCCTTCGCCTTGCCAGTCGGCGTGGTCGCGGCGGATTTGGTGGCTGGGCAGACCGTGTACCTGACGGCCTACGAGCGTGAGTTTCACGATCTGGCGGCGACCTTCACGGACACCACAGCGGACGTGACATGGGCAGCGGACGCGCCGTATCCCTTGCCAATCGGGGAATACAACTGCGAGTTCCAGACCACCTACGTAAAGGAAGGCGAGGGCGGCGGACTGCCACCCGGAATATCCCAAGTAAGTGCGCAGCCTGTAGCCACCCTTGTAGCGCAGGCCGTGGACCCGGCAACGATTGATCTGCCGGGGCTGGCCACCGCGTACAACACCGTCGTCGCGGCGCACGATGAGCTGGCCACCCTGCACAACGGTCTGATTGCCGCCATGCAGGCGTCCGGTGTGATGGCGTCCGCTGTCGTGGCGACCAAGGCCAAGTCCAAAGCGAAAAAGTAAATGCCGCTCGGACTGGACACCATTGAACTGCTGCTGAAACAGCTCAGTCAGCAAGTCGATGATCTGCGCGCCCGGTCCGAGGCCAACAGCCAGTTCGTCCACAAGCTGGTGGGCGGACTGGTCGTCTTGGGTTTGGTGGTCGGCGGCATGCAGTTCTATGTCGCCCGTCAAGTCGCCCTGCTCGATGCCGTCCGCGCCAATCAGCGGGCCGTGATCGAGCGCATCATTGTGTTGGAAGTCGAAGCCAAGTTTCACCGCCAGCCACCGCCGGACGACAAAGAAAAGCCCTGATGCGACAGGCTGTGCTATTAAGTATCTACGTAAATACTTAACGGACGGCGGACGGCATGACGACCCCGGCACAGCTCAAGGCCGCACAGGCAGCGGCGGACCGCGAAGTCTTGGACTATGAGCGCAAGCTGTTTGCCGCCAAGCGCTTGATGGTCTTGCGCAGCTGCCAAGATGACCTGCTGACGTACACCCAGCTGTCCATGCCGGACCCGCTGGACCCGGACAACCCCCTCGCCTCGCGCTACGACACCCACAAGGTCCACCGCTACCTGTGCGACAAGCTGATGGCGGTCGAGCGCGGCGAAATCCTGCGCCTCATCATCTGCGTGCAGCCGCGCGTGGGGAAATCGGAACTGGTGAGCCGCAAATTCCCGACGTGGTTCATGGGCCGCGACCCGTACCGCCAGACCATCGTAGCCAGCTACGGCGACGATCTGGCCACCGAGTTTGGCCGGGAGTGTCGGCACATCATGCGCGGCGCGTTTTATCAGCAAGTGTTCCCAGGTGTAACGCTGCGCCGTGGCAACGCGGCCAGTGACCGCATCCAGACCCAAGCAGGCGGCGTGCTGACCCTGACCGGCAGAGGGGGCGGCATTTTAGGTAAGGGTGCAGATTGCCTGATTGTTGACGACCCCGTGAAAAACTCCGAGGAATCGCGCAGCAAGTTGCAGCGGGACGCGATCTGGACATGGTTCTGGCAGGTGGCGATGACGCGGGTGATGGGCGTCATGGGCCGCGTGGTGATCTGCATGTCACGCTGGCATGAGGACGATCTGGTAGGGCGGCTGACCAATCCGCGCAGCAGCTACTACGACCCCGAAGAAGCCAAGAAATGGACCGTTATCAATATCCCGGCGTTTGCCGAGGCGGATGATCCACTGGGCCGGGCTGAGGGAGAAATCCTGTGGCCAGAGCGCACGCCCGAAGTGTTCCTAAATTCGATGCGGCGCATGGACCCGGCGGGCTTTTCGGCTCAATTCATGGGCCACCCCTCCCCGCCGGAGGGGAATTTATTCAAGCGCAAGAACATTCAGGGTTATCAGGCGCACCAGCTGCCGAAGAACTTGCGTTACTACGCCGCCAGCGATCACGCCGTTTCCCTCGCGGCGAACCGCGACCCAACGTGCATGGGCGTGGTCGGCGTGGACAAGGACGACAACATTTGGCTGCTGCCGGATTTGGTCTGGCGTCAGCTCGATGCAGAGCAACAGGTGGAGGCCATGCTGGACCTGATGCAGCGCTACAAGCCGCTGCTGTGGACCGCTGAGCGTGGCCATATCAGCCTGTCCATCGGTCCGTTCCTACGCAAGCGCATGAACGAGGAAAAGACCTACATCACGATTGACGAGCGCGTTCCCAGCAAAGACAAGCAGACCCGCGCGCAAGCGATTGCCGGGCGCTTCTCGATGGGCAAGGTCTACCTGCCGAAATTCGCCCCTTGGTACGAGGACGCGGTGGACGAGCTGCTGAATTTCCCCAATGGCACGCATGACGACTTCGTGGATTTTGTCGCGCTGGTCGGCCTGAGCCTCGACACCCTGCACAAACCGAACACCTCCACTCCCGCCGTCAAGCAGGCCGCGTCCGGCTCAATCCAGTGGATCTTGCAGTCCGCTGAGCGTCTGCGCCGCAGCAAAGCCGCCGAAGGCGACCGTTATCTACACTGAATAAGTATTTAAGTGAATACTTAGGGACTCATCATGCAGACCAACGAAGACCAGCCGCTGCCGGGCGAAAACAACCCGCCGCCACCGGATCAAGAGCAAGGCGGCACGCCGCCACCGTCCGGCGGACAGCCGGGTGAGCCGGATGAGGCGCAGCGCGCACTGGTCCGCCAGTGGATGGCGCGGATCAAAAAGGCCAAGGGCAAATGGGCGCCGGTTTTCAAACGCATGCGCGATGACATGAGTTTCAGTCAGGGCAAGCAGTGGCCCCAGCAGCAGGAAGAAGACACGCGTTATGTGTGCAACGTGACGCTGCGTCAGGTGAACCAGAAAGTCGCCTCGCTCTACGCGAAAAATCCCACCACCATTGCCACGCGGCGCAAGCAGCTGGATTTTAAAATGTGGGACGGCAACATGGCGACGATCCAGCAAGCCATGCAGGCCATGCAGCAAGTTGACCCCATGACCGGCCAGCCGATCCCCTTGCCACCGCAGGCAATGGCCATGGCGCAGGCATTCATGGCGGACGTGCAGCAGGGCATGGAGCGCCGTCAGCAGTCCGAGAAAATCGGCAAAACGCTGGAAATCGTTTACGAGTGGCAGGTGCATGAGCAGCAAATCCCGTTCAAGACCAGCATGAAACAGCTGGTCCGCCGGACCGTTGTAACGGGTGTGGGCTATTGCAAACTCGGATACCACAGATTGATGCAGAAACTGCCGGGCGACGTGGACCGCGTAACCGACGTGACCCAAGCCGCACGCCGCGCAGAGCGTATCAACCTTGAGCTGCAAGCCAACAAGATAGACAAGACCGACGCCCAAGCGGCTGAGCTGCTGGCCATGGCCACCGCCGCACAGGATCAAGCCCAGGTACTGGTCAAGGAAGGGCTCGACTTTGAATTTCCCGGCGCGACCACGCTGATTGTGGACCCCTGCTGCCGCCAGCTGGTGGGGTTCGTGGGCGCCAGATGGGTAGCGCAGGAGTACATGCTGACCCCGGACGACGTGAAGGAAATCTATGGCATCGACGTGGGCCAGCAATACACCGGCTACACGTCCGGCGGACAGAACGCGGCGACCCAGCAGCTGATCTACGGCAGTGAGTCAAAACGCGCCGAGGGGACGCAATGCGCGGTCTATGAGCTTTACGACAAATCCACCGGCATGAGCATGACGATCTGCGAGGGCTACCCGGATTTTCTGATAAACCCGGCCACACCGCCGCTGCAAATCGAAACCTTCTGGCCATGGTTCGTGCTGGTGTTCAACGCATCCGAGGACGAGGACTGCATTTTCCCACCGTCCGACGTGTTCCTCATGCGCAACATGCAGATCGAGCACAACGTCGCGCGTCAGCGCTTGAAGGAACACCGGGACGCGGCGCGGCCAAAACATGCGGTGTCCGCCGGACTGCTCGATGAGCCGGACAAACAAGCGTTAACAGGTTCGTCTGCGCACACGCTGGTGGAACTTCGTGGTTTACCACCTGGCACACCGATTGATTCCGTCCTGCAACGCGTACCGTATTCACCGATTGACCCCGCGCTGTACGAAGTGCAGTCCGCCATGGAGGACATTCTCAAGTCTGTGGGCACGCAGGAAGCGAATCTAGGCGGCACAAGCAACTCTACGGCCACAGAGTCGTCTATCGCGGAATCGTCGCGTATGACCTCACAGGGATCGAATGCGGACGATCTGGATGATTTCCTGACGGCCATCGCGCAAGCGGCTTCGCATATCCTCTTGAAAGAATTGTCGCCGGAAACCGCCACCGAGATTGCCGGTCCGGGTGCGCTGTGGCCAGAGCTGAGCCGCGAACAGATCGCGCAAGATTTGTCGTTGACGGTCCGCGCCGGTTCCAGCGGACGACCTAATAAGGCCGCAGAAATCCAGAATTTTCAACAACTTGCGCCGTTCCTCATGCAAGTGCCGGGCATCAAACCGGAATGGGTTGCTCGCCAGTTGACGGAACGTCTGGACAGTGGCGTGGACCTGACGGACGCTTTCGCGCAGGAACTGCCGAGCATCATGCAAATGAATCAACCGCCGCAAGGCGCTGGTGCAGTGCAGCCGGGCGGAGGGCCAACCCCGCCCGCGCAGCAAGGCCCACAAGGGGCGAACAACAACCAGCAACCACCACAGGCAGGCCCAAGCACGGGACCGGGCGCCACCTCGCAAGGCGGACAGCCGCCGACCACACCGGGCAACGTGGTGCAGATGGGGCAAGGTCAAGGTTGAATTTCTGGCGGGCGGTGTTCTTAGCGGCGTTTCTTCTTGGCGTGGCGCTGGGGATCTTGATTGCGCTCATTGCGCTGCACGCGGGCATCTTCCTGGGAACGCTCACACCGGGCGCACAGCCTGGGAAAGCCGACGCCGTGCAGCACGCCGTCCACCACTTCCTCAACGAAAAACTCTAGACACTCAGCGCAGGCGTGACCTTCTGAAACGAAGTCGTCATAGAAACTCATGCGCCTGTCCTAACCAGATGGGGAGAAATTAACGTCCGGTCCGCCGAGTGTGGGCAAGGCGTGCCGGACGGCCACCACAACCAATAACCATGGGAGAGCGGCGACACTGGAGCATAGATCAGTTAGCAGAAAGCCCGTGACCCCTTGAAGGCCACGGGCTTCCCGTCCCCATTATACCGATGGGGGCGGTTGGGAACCCAGACACTACCCCGGAGAACCCGCTCCCCCGAAGGGGACCGCTAGAGCATACACATGCGACCACCAACCCCATTCGCGACTGTCCGGGCACGTTTGAGGGTGTTGCAGGGATCAGTATGCACGGAAATACTGTGCTGTCAAAAGTAATGCTACAGTTTGTAGCATTCGTCACAGAGCAGGCCCGGACGGGGTGCGGTGATGCGCAGCAGCGCCGTGCCATGGCTGGGCGGACAAGCGAAGCGCGTCAGGCTTTTTCGCTCTTTGGGGACCGGTTTTTACCCCCTAAGATAATAATAGATGTTAGAGCCCCCGGCCCGCGTGGCCTAGCGGGCTTTTTTGTACCCTCCAGCGGGTACACGCCATACCCTCCAGCGGGTACACCGTGTACCCCCCAGCAGGTACACTTCGGCAATTTGCATGTACCGGGTAATCAGGTACACTGTCGCAACAATAGCGCGCTTGAGCGTACTCTAAAACAAGGTACAAAAGGGGGTAAAACATGCGAGGAAACAAGCGGATTATCCAGCAAACGGTAGTCAGCCATATTGATGCTGACGGCGTGATTGCAGAGTCTACCAGCACAAACATCTTCCAGCTCCAGCAGGAGCCACCGTATGTGAAACTTTACCTAGACGACATTTGCAAGATGAACGACGTGCCAGATACGTCGCGCAAGCTCTTGCATCACTTGCTGAAACGCCTTGGCTGGGATGGCTATATCACGCTGTCGCCGCGCTCGCGCAAGGAAATGGCGGCACAGCTTGGCTGGGCAGACCAAACCTTTCGCAACCGGCTGGCCATGCTCTGCAAGAGCGGACTTATCGCCAACCACGGACAGAACGAGTACATGGCCAACCCGAACTATTTCGGGCGCGGCGAGTGGCGCCAGATCGTCGCGCAGCGCAAGGCTTTCGAGCTGACCATTACCTATGACGCAGCCGGTAAGACCGTCCGCACGCGCGGCGTGGCGGACACGTCCGTGAAGAAAAAGGCCGGACCAACACCCGATATGTTTGAGGACGAGACAAACGCATGAAAAACCCATCACTGGTTCAGATAACCCCCGAATTTTTCAAGGAAATGCGCTTGCTGTCCGTCAAGCACGCCAAGGCCGTGCAGCTCATGCACCTGCTGATGGAACACATGGACGAGGACAATGACGCGAAGTTGACGTTTTTGGAGCTGCACCGCGCTCTGGATCTGGACATGCACCGCGTTCTGTACGCCGCGCGGGCGATCCAGCAACTGGGTTGGCTGGACGCGCTGATCTACGACACGGACATTCTGTCCGCCCGCATTAACCGGGACCACGCCCGCTGGGCGCTGGACGGTGACGCCGAAGTTTAGAACCGCGCCCCGCGCTCGATAGCCATATCCGTCAGGTTCTCTATCAGCGCCCAAAAGTGGAAAGCCGGATTTTTCAGCTCTTGCCACTCCGCGACCGGGACCAGCTGTGTCGTACAGAAGGCCCGGTCCCGCGTCCGCCACTCCATCGTGATTTCGATGTAACCCTTGATGCGGACGGCGGACCACTTCACCCGGTTACGACGGTGCGTTTGCAGGCTCAGTATCTGGCCCATCAGTCAAAAACCCCCATGGCCTTGTTGACGCGTTTCGCCTGATTCGCGGTCAGCTCGCGGACGTGCAGCACGCCGTCGCGCCCGGTGTTGAGGAAGCTGCCGAAAAACGGGTGGTCAGTGCTTGAGCCATTTGCCCAGGCACGGATCGCCGTCGCGATGTACTCGGTTGTTTCGGCCTTGGTCATGCCGTTGAGGTCGGTAATTTCAATCAGCCATGTGGCCATAGATCAGCTCCATTGCGTAGTCCTCGGACAGCCGGAAGCGGTCCACAAAAATCTCCAGCGGGTTGATCCCCGCCACCATCCAGCCGTCCACCTTCCTGAGAAAATCCTGCACTTGGCGTGTGGCTATTTCTTGCGTTACGCCATCTTGTCGCATCACTGCCGCGACTGCGCGATTCAGCGGTTGCTCATCCATCGTCTTAGCCTCGCTCGGCTTACCAAACAAAAATCAGCATAGCTCGCGAAAACCTCTTGTTGCGGGGTTTTCGCGAAGGTCTACACTGTGCCTCAGACAGTATTTACTTAAATACTCAAGTTGAGGCGTGATATGTCAGATTCGCCACTGGACCAAGCAGACGTAGGGCAAGACACCACCACGGACCCGTCATCCGTAGATTCGGCCAGCCCCGCCGAGTCAGCCGCTGCATTAGACGTACAACCCGTAGAACTCACCGAAGCCGAGAAAGACGCGGAATTCCTTGCGGTCGCGCACAAGGCGGCAGATGAAGCCAGTCAGCCAAAAACTGACCCGGCGGTGGAAGCCACGGACACGCCGAAAGCGGACGGCGCGGACAAAGCCAAACCGGAAACGAAGGTCGAGCCAGAGCCCGAAGTTGAGGACGAAGGCGAGGACCGGGGCGAAGGTTTCGGCAAGCACCCGCGCTGGAAGGCAATGGTTGCGGCACGTAACGAGTATCGCCAACAGGCGCAAGGCGCCACCCGCGAACTCGAAACGCTGCGAGCACCAGCGAACCAATACGGTCTGATCGAGCAGTACATGGGCGAGAACCAGCTGAGCACGCAAGACGTGACGACTGGCTTCAAAATCATGGCGCTGATGAAGTCGGACCCGGCTGCCGCGCGGGAAGCGCTGTTAGACCAGTTGCAGATGCTGAATCAATTCCTTGGCCATTCGCTCCCGCAGGATCTGCAACAGCAGGTCGATGAGGGTTACGTGACTGAGGATGTGGCCCGCGAGCTGGCTTACCGTCGTAACCACGACGTTCTGACCCAGCAAAAACAGCAGGTACAGACTCAGCAACAGCAAGAGCAACAGGCACAACAGCAGTCCCAGGCTGTACGTGGGCAGATGGCGCAAGCCGTGGCCAGTTGGGAAACGCAGATTCGGCAAGGCGATCCAGATTACGCAGCGAAGGAACCGTTTGTTGTCCGTGAGTTGCAGGCGTTACAGACGCAATACCGCGTCGAGTCGCCTGAGCAAGCGGTGCAGCTGGCGAAGATGGCGTATGACAACGTGACCAAAAGTCTG